GTGCGCCTTCAACTGCTACCCGTATTGGAGCCACAGCACCCGTCAGACGTTCGTAACAAGGACTCTGACTTCGCCATCCTTTTGTGCGGTATTACAGTTACTTATCCCCCAGTCCGCTTGTATCCTGATCGCTGGTGGTATTAGCCGTCCAATCAGAACCACTGAAAGAAAAACCCCATCAGTTGATGAGGTGAAGTTCGTTCAATGGAATTAGTGTATCACAAGAAATTGTTGATATGCATCTAGGGATTTCCCTACTTAAATAGGAATTTCCCTATTTAAAAAAATGGAGCTGTCGCTAAATAAAATGCAGACATTTAAGCACCTTTGGCACTCCCAAGCATCCTCACGAGATGTAGCGTTACTATACCATGACTTGAACAAGTGCAAGTCAGCTTAGTACTTAATGCCGATTTTATATAAAAATTTCCCGATAGGGAATAATGTGTAATATATGCTACATTTTTAGGCAAATATTCCCGAACGGGATATGTATACTTTTTTCACTTTTTTATACATATAGGTATCAATATGTATACGTAATCAATACTTATAGGTACGTTTTAACGGAAATTTTGTACATTATAAGAAACACTTTCATGCCTTCATGCCGCATGAAATGTATGGCTTGATAACAACAACGCAGCCGCCATGCTTGATTTTGATCCCACGTTCAATGGTAATCCTCCAAACCTGCTGGTCATCGTCATACATAAGTCCATTCATGGAGTCACATATTGCTTTCCCACAATTATCAATATCCATGAGTCTGGCATCTCTTGGGTGAAGGATGATAGATAGCTCAACCGGCTGGTCTCCAAAGCTTTTTAAGCCATTGCAGGCTTCTACAACAGCTTTTTTAAAATCCATTCCACGCTTGGAAATGTATCTTCTATGACCGGAAGCCATCCAGTATGCATTGACTGATGGTGGGTAAGGAAGAGTAAGGGTAATCACCTATTTTAATCTTTCGCATTTAAAGATAAGATAAAACAAATTCTAACAGAGGAGCTAGAAAATGCTTGATTACTTTCTTTATTCAATTATTGGTACAGGAATCTTTGTGGCTTTAGCTGTTGTATTTTTTATTGCGGTGCTGATAGGCAATCGTATGTGGTGGTGGCTTTAATAAAGGGAATTATGACTACGTTTACTACGGAAGATAGATTATCTGCGCAAGAGTTTCCGGAAATTGTTAGGGACAAGTGCCCATGCGATGACTGCAAACATTCCCAGAGATGCAAAGAAGAAGAGATTGCCTGTAGACCATTTGCCAAGTTTGTGCTGGATAACTGGTATTACAGAGATACACCAAGAGATCCGTGTCATGGAACATTTAATAAGATTTTTAACCAGTCAGATGATTTGGCATTAAAAAACTACATTAGAAATTTTAAGGAGGGCAGCGTTGAACATAAAACTGAAAGTGACAAGGGAGAATGAGGACGGGTCAGCGGATGCGGTTGTTGATTACGATGATGAAGGTTTAAAAGTACTTGTTCAATATGGCGTAATAGCCATGCTTAAAGAAGCTATAGAGGATAAAGAAATGAGAAAGAAGTCAATTAAAGATAAGAGTGTTAAATGGGATTTGCAGATGAAGTTAGAGGATGCAATTGAAGATTTCTATTCTATTGTTAAAGATACTGAACTCTTATATAAGACTCATGGCGACCGCAAGCTACCAATGGATGAGAATGAAATGGCTAATGCTTTGCTGGGGTTAATTACTAAACAGAAGATGCTCCATTACTGGGCTGTGGATGCATACGAGCAACGCTTTGAAATGAACGATTATGCATCAGATGAAGTAAAAGCCCGCAGAGCAGCCATTATGGGCTGGGACGATGATGACGGACGGTGTTAGATGAACGCAAATGAACTAGCTGTTTATTTGGAAGACATTACAGACAGCGAAACAAGTCCTTATAGACAAGCCGCCACCATGTTACGCAACCAACAAGCCCTAATAGAAAATCTAAACGGACGCATTGAGCGCATGATTGAAAAGCAGAGCCACTACGAGTCAATGGAACACGCCGCAGGTTTTGAGGCAGGCAGAGAGCTTGGCATGAAGCAAAAACGAGCATTGTGGGAATTAGCCGCATTTACACAGGAACAAGAGAAATGAGTCAATTACAAGACCAGTACGAAATGAGCCAAGCAGAGGTGGCGGATAAAATGTTTTTATGCAAAAACACAGTGATGCTTATTGAAAGACGGGCATTGGAAAAGTTTAGAAAATTGCTAGAGGAACGTGGTATATCGGCTGAAGATATTTTGGTGGATAAATGAGTAGCTGGCTAATCATTCTTACAGGAGCAATTTATGCGTATATATCCGGAGAGCAGTATTTCAAAGGTAACGTGGGCATGGCTATTTGCTACGCTGGCTATGCTCTTGGTAATGTGGGTCTTTATATGATGGCAACTAAATAGGAACAAACATGGATAAGAATGAACAACTAGCATTTAATATTGGGTATGCTACAGGAGCCGTTACAACAGGGATTGTGGTTGTTTGTGTAATTATTGTTGGAGTACTGCTCTCTAAACCAGCATGTGCCCAAGTCCCAAATTGGGATAGTAGTCCAATGAACTACCGTAACTCAGAGATGAATTACAACAATAGTCCTATGAACTACAACAACTCTCCACAGAATTGGAATAACAATCCAATGAACTATAACTCCAATAATGGGGTTTACGATAATAGCGGGAATCGTAGAGGCTATGAAACAATTAGTCCAGAAGGAACTAAGAATTATTTTGACAACAACGGCAACAGAACGGGTTACACACCTTACGGGAGATAAAAATGGTTGATTACAGCGAAATACTGCTATCTATTAACACCAGCATGAAAGAGGTTCACCATCTTTTATTGGCTGGGAACAAAGAGGCTGCAGAGGGATATCTTAAAGCCGTTGCAGCTAGCGCAGAAATGCTAGCAGCTTGGATACATAACAACAAATGAAACTAACCAACAAGTATAATTTGCCACAGACTTTTATGAATGTGGCTCAGCGACCGGAGTATACTAAGGGTAAGGCTCATGTGTCGGCTACCGAGCTATTGAATAGCCCACGCATTGTCCAGCTTAGGAAAAAATACGACAATCAAATTGAGGTAGATGTATCCGATATGATTTGGTCGATTATAGGAACAGCAATTCATGGAGTATTGGAAAAAGGTCAAGACGCTAACCATATTGTTGAGCAAAGATTACATTCTGTATTTGATGGTTGGAATCTGTCTGGCGCTATTGACCTACAAATTGTTCATGCTGATGGCATAGAGATCAATGACTACAAGAATGTAGGCGTATGGTCGGTAATGAATGAGAAGATTGAATGGGAGCAGCAGTTAAATATCTATGCTTGGCTGGTGGAAACAGTTAAGAAAGCCCCAGTAGTTAAGCTAGCTATTGTTGCCATTGTTCGTGACTGGAATAGGCGGGACGCTAAAAGTCGTCAGGGTTATCCCCAATCGCAAGTGGTGACTATTCCTGTTAATCTGTGGTCAATGGAAGAGCGGGAAGAGTTTATCCGCAATAGGATTCATGCGCATTCAGAGGGATTATTTGCCATGGAAACTAGCGAGGTGTTACCATTATGTAGTTCAGCAGAGATGTGGGAAAAACCTACTACTTATGCTGTTAAGAAGGAGGGAGCTGCACGGGCAAAGTCAGTTCATGCAGAGAAGGAAGAAGCAGAGGAAGCGTTAAAAAATGTAGGCAAAGGATATATTCTTGAAGTTAGAGAAGGGGATCGCACCCGTTGCTCAAACTTCTGTCCGGTGTCTGAATTTTGTGACCAATACAAATCTTATTTAGAGGAGAAGCAAAATGAGAAAGCAGCAAGCAACATTTAAAAATACGCCAATGGTTACTGGTCAACTTAATAAAGAGCTTGGAATTAACTTAAGCAAAGATTTTATTATGCGTAATCTTCGGATTAAGCCATTGTTAGAGACCAAAACAACCGCATACTGGGATGACATTAGTCTTATTAAAGCACGTTTGGGAATGTATTTTACTAGAATTTCTAAACTATAAATTATGGCAACAAGACAGAGGAAAAAGAAAGTGACTAAATCTGACTTTATTCCTGCTGGCGTCACTCCGTTTGATAATGGCAAGGTTAAGATGGGAATTAACTATCAAAAACCAAAGTACATAGAGTATGACCCAGATATGCTTGAAATTCAAAAGTGGATGATTGGCGATCCAGAGAAACTTCGCAGGGAATATTGGTTTAATGTCGCATACATAATTATTTTATGCTTTGTTTTGTTGGTAATAATTTTACGAGGGTCAACATGAGCGCAAACGACATGCAAGTAGGTGGGACTCATTACGCAAAAAATGCCATCCAGCCTTGGGATTTCATTATTAGCAATAACTTGAGTTATTTAGTCGGGAATATCATAAAGTATTTATGCAGGTATAAAAGCAAGCACGGCGTAGAGGATCTTCGGAAAGCTAGGCATTACTTGGATAAGCTAATTGAAATAGAAACAGAGGAGAAGAAATGAGTATTTATAAAAAGTTACAAGAGGCTCGTATTCAGCTACAGAATACAAAACTCAAGAAGTCAGGACACAATAAGTTTGCTGGCTACTATTATTTTGAACTAGGGGACTTTTTGCCGGAAATTCAGAATATCTGCAATAAGATGGGGTTATGCGGGGTTATCTCGTTTAATCAGGATATGGCTTATCTACAGATCACAGACATTGATGATGGGGCTTCCATTATGTTTACGTCTCCAATGTCATCTGCTGCCCTTAAAGGATGCCATGATGTTCAGAACCTTGGTGCGGTGCAAACCTATCTACGCCGTTATTTATGGGTCAATGCATTTGAGATTGTGGAGCATGACGCATTAGAACCCACAGTAGGATCAGCAGAAGCGCCTGTAGCGAAGAAAATAGATCCGCCTAAGCCAACCCCTAGCAAACCTGCTCCAGCCCCTACAACGACCGCTGGTAAGTCCGGAGAGTGGCAATTGACAGTAATGGAGACGGCAGATACAGATGCATGGATGGAATCCCTAAAAGCGGGCGTTAATGCTTTACTTCAGTTAGCGACCACTCCGGATGATGTAGCCAATATTTTCAAGAACAATCGGGTAGTTTTTGATAAGGCAAAAGAATTAGATGAGAAGGGTTATGCCCAAATCATGGTCAGTTTTTCAGCAACTAAAAAATCACTTACAAAGGAGTAATAAATGGACTATCCAAATCAAGGAACTATGTGGCATAACGCAGAGAAAAAGCATCCTAAAGCACCGGATTTCTCAGGGGCTATGATGTTTGAAAAGGACTTCTTGCAGGATCTAATCGACCGCTCAAGCAATGGCGAAGTAGAGCTTAAGTTAGATATTTGGAAGGGTAAGGTAAATACCCGCAATGGCGAGCGCAACGTGCTTAATACGAAAGTGAACACTTACGTTAAGCCCGACCAACCAGCAGCATCTTCCGCAAAGGATCCATGGGATGACTAAGAAAAAACAATCCGTTAACTGGGAAAAGTTATGCGGTCAACTCCAAGAGGCTCTTGCAGCAGAGATGAAGGAGAATCAAGCGCTTGAAGAAAAGATGTCTCAAGCCATATATATAGCCTTGAAAAATGCTGGGGTAGTTGATTACCTCGAAGAAAAACTTGCAGAAGCTATGGACATAATAGATGGAAACAAGCCAGTTTGAAGGTAAGAAGATAGCCCTAAAGCAGACCAAAGATGGTTATGCTTTGACCTTGGCTATTCATCCGGATGACATTCCAGATGAGTTGATGCGGGACTTTGTTGGGGCAAGATACATGGTAGTTATGGTGCGTCTTGCTGACAACGAAGAGCCATTAAATCGTGAAGAGTTTGCCGGAAATCAAATGGTTAAGCTTTCAGGAATGTTATGCAGAGATCCTGAATTTTGGGAATATTTGCATGAAGATGGACAGCTATATCAAAAGGGCGAAAAAGAGTGTGTTGAATGGTTACAAAATTTCCTAGAAATTAATTCTAGGTCTGATTTAAAAACAAACCACGAGGCACATTCTACCCTCAAGGTTTTATACTCGGAGTATAAGGAATGGAAAGCGACAAAAAGTACATGAGGTTTTTAGCGGCTTGCTTTGCTTTAACCGGTGGAGCAACGCCAAAAGGCGCTGTAAAACTAGCAGATTTATTAATAGAGGAGCTAGAAAATGAAGAAAATGATGATGGCGGCATTACTTCTGTTGTCGCTAAACGCAAGCGCAGCAGGAATAATAGCTGAGATGCCTAATCAGGGGGGTGGGAACATATCCCTGACAGATATTAAATGTACTACGATTAAAGATACCTTTATTGCATATTCAAACCTTGCTAATGGTAAGTCTATTTTGGGATGCTGGGCATCTGACGATGATAATGTATTTGTCCGTTGGTCTGACGGCGATATTATGCAATATCCAGTTGGAGCTTTTATGATAAAAAAACGCTACGTTAACGGAAAATGGATCTAAAGATGGAAGATATAGAAGAGGTTATACTTGCACTTAGAGCTGCCGGACATTCGACTCCGCAGTATGAAATTTTACCTGATGGATCGGTGCATTATTTTTATGGAACCAAAGAAGAGAATTCTCTTATTCATAGCCAGCAATCCGGGAGTGCTGACGGAAGAGATAACACTAGGGATTAAACGGGCTTCATTGGGGCTACATTTACGTAATTTGACCGATAAAGGTTTATTGATTAAAACTCAAGACAACAGGTGGCAAGTGTCTAATAACTATGTCATGGAAAAAACAGTGCATAAACTAACACCTATGGATATTGCAGATAAATACATTAGAGAAATGATCTTTTGTAGTGGCAACTAAAAGTGAACGCCTATACCTTTCACGTGTTGCGAACCTCGGCTGCATACTTTGCAGACACCTCAACATGGGGACCAAAGACGCCGAGATACATCATATTCGGCGGTTTGGCGGTAAAAGATCTCTTGCTCCCGTCATCCCCCTCTGTCCAGAACATCACCGAGGCAATACCGGCGTTCACGGACTTGGAGCTAAAGGATTTGAAAAACACTATAGTCTTACTCAATGGGATCTACTGGAACAGACAAAGAGCTTATTGGGCGAAACCACTGGAACTGAAAGTTTAGATGAATAAACCACATATTGTTGCATTTGGTGGGGGAGTAGACTCTACTGCAATGATACTTGGACTATACGAAAAAAAACGTCCAATTGATTTAATTCTATTTGCAGATACCGGTGGCGAACGACCGGAAACATACGCCCATATTGACAGATTTAGCGCTTGGCTTGTTGATAAAGGCTTGCCTCCAATTACCATAGTCAAACGGGTACGCAGGGATGGCAGCTTAGAAACCCTTGAAGAAGAATGCCATAGAAGAAAAAATTTACCATCTATTGCTTATGGTTTTAAATCATGCTCTCAAAAACATAAAATTGCACCACAAGATAAATATTTAAATTCTTGGCAACCAGCTATTGATTGGTGGAAAACAGGATCAAAATGCGTTAAGTATATTGGCTATGATGCTGGGGAGTCTAGAAGGGCTAATAACGCAGCAAAGCGTGACGACCCAAAGTATGATTATGAATACCCATTGATTGAATGGGATTGGGAACGAGAAGATTGTTTAGAAATGATTGAGAAGTATGGAATTACTAATGTTGGTAAGTCTGCTTGCTTCTTTTGCCCAAGTTCAAAACAAAAAGAAGTTATTGAACTTTATGAAAAACATCCTGATCTAATGGAAAGAGCATTGGCTATTGAAAAACAAGCCGAGCTAACAACCATTAAAGGTTTAGGAAGAAATTATGCATGGTCAGAAGTAATTTTTATGCATAAAGCTCAAATGGATTTGCCGTTTGTTGGTTTTGAAACACCCTGCGAATGTACTGAATAAGGTAGGGGGCGTCCGTAGGACTGGGCGCAGAGGAGTACACCGCTACCCCCTTTGGTTATTCTATAACTCTAATGGATCAAAGCCAAGCTCATCAGAGATTACTTTGGTTCTTCTACGAAATTCTGTGTCATGATGCGACCAACGATTGGTTTTCCAACGGCTCATGTGAACGCATTCATGGCATAACACTCTGATTACAGTAGATAAATGTCCGCACTTCTTAGCGGAGATAGTGATGGTATGCTCATATTTCCCGCCATCATCATACAAATAAGTGCCCATAGTTTCTGGGTCTTGATCCACAATAAAGTCAACTTCTTCCGGCAATGGCATATTCCAGCGGTCAAAAGGCTTCATACAGTAGATTGCACTGTACAAATTCTTAAGAATTGCTGGGCTTAGCTTCATACTTTATTGATACATCCACGGAATTCAAATTCATCCTCACCACAGACTTGGATGAGTTCAGGTAGCATTAGTCTACCACGCTCAAAAGACATCAGTGCAAACCCTGATCTCCAGTCTTTTGGGTTGTCTTCAGTATAAGCAATAAAGGCTTCCGCATTAGGATCGGCTAGACAGCCTGTTTGGATGCCGTAGCGGGTTCCGTTGTAATCGGTGAAGGGTTGTACTGCCAAATTGTGTGTGTGCCCTGTAACCATGTTTACGCCCGC